TTCGATTCTACTCTTAACGTAGATGGTAATGCTGACTTTAACTCTGGTATAGATGTCACATCTGGTAATGCTACATTTGCTGGTCTTGTACAAGCAGATAACGTAACTGATTCTACTGGATACTCTGATGCTTCTGCATCTCTATCCACAGATGGTGGTCTATCAGTTGCTAAGAAAGCATACGTTGGTGGTGACTTCTCAGTTGGTGGTGCTGCTGGTATTAAAGCATCTATCCTTGCTGCATCTGGTAACACAGATATCAAAGGAACACTTAACGTTGATGATTCTGTAACCTTCGGATCAACTCTTGGAGTCACAGGTCAGATCACAGGTGATGTAACTGGTGATCTAACAGGTAACGCTGATACTGCAACACAGGTTGCTGTTACTGAGACTAACAACAACGCACTGTTCTATCCTGCATTTATGGGTGGAAACACTGGTAATCAGTCAGTTCACGTTGACTCTGCTAACCTTAGATACAACCCATTCTCTAACACTCTTACAGTAACTAACTTCCTATCTACCACAAACTTTGAAGTTCAAGGTAATATGAACGTTACTGGAACTATTACGTTCCAAGAGTCACAGGTCGGAGACATCAGTAACCACGACACCGATGCTCTTACAGAAGGATCTACAAATCTATACTTCACAGACGAAAGAGTTGATGACAGAGTAAACAATCTATTTACTGCTGGAACTGGTATTACTAAGGTATATGATGATGCTGCTAATAGTTACACATTATCAGTTACACAAGTAGATATTAATACTGACAACGTAACTGAAGGTTCTACAAACCTCTTTACAACTGCTGCAAGAACAAGAACACATTTTGTATATGGTACAGGTATTCAGTTAAACACAGATACTATTTCTGTAACACAGAGTGATATCAATACAGACAATGTAACTGAAGGTTCTACAAATCTATTCACAACAAATACAAGAACAAGATCTCACTTCACTTATGGTAATGGTATTGCATTATCTGCTGGTGGTGAACTAACAGTAACTGAATCTCAGATCAATACTGACAATGTAACAGAAGGATCTACAAATCTATTCACAACTGCTGCTAGAACAAGGACACACTTTACTTACGGAACTGGTATCACACATAGTTCTGGAACTCTATCAGTTACACAGGCAGACATTGACACAGACAATGTAACTGAAGGTTCATCTAACCTCTTTACAACTGCTGCTAGAACTAGAACTCACTTCACATATGGAACTGGTATCAAACTTACTACTGCTGATCTAGCAATAGACTTTACTGAGTTTGACACAGATAATGTTTCTGAAGGTTCATCTAACCTTTACTTCACTAATGCTAGAGCAGATGCACGTATTGCAGCTGCTGATACTGATGATCTATCTGAAGGATCAACCAATCTTTATTACACTAACGCACGTGCTGATGCTCGTGTTGTTGCTGGTATCACTGGAAAACTTGATGCTTCTGCTATCAGCACATTTGGTTTAACATTAGTTGATGACGCATCAGCATCTGCTGCAAGAACAACTCTTGGACTTGGATCTGCTGCTACCACTGCTTCATCAGCATATGCAACAGCAGCACAGGGTACACTTGCTGACTCTGCTACACAACCAGGTGACTTAGCAACTGTAGCAACCAGTGGAGCATACAATGACTTAACTGGTAAACCTACATTATTCTCTGGAGCATACAATGACCTAACTGGTAAACCTACGTTAGGTACTGCTGCTGCAACTGCCTCTACCGCATATGCTACTGCTGCACAAGGTACAAAGGCAGACGCTAACGATGCTGACATAGATGACATCTATACTCAGTTAGTTGCGATTGGTAATAACGCTGCGATTACAACAGTCGCACAACTTAAGACTGCACTACTAGCACTAGCAAGGAGTTAACTAAATGGCTGCCCCTAATTCAAAAGCAACATTAAAAGAATATGCCTTGCGTAGGTTGGGTAAACCTGTGTTAGAAGTTAACGTAGCAGATGATCAGGTTGATGATGCTTTAGATTATACTATTGAAAAATTTCAGGAATATCATTACGGTGGTTCTGAAAGAATGTATATGAAACATCAGTTTACTGCTGAAGATATCACAAGATTCCAAGCAGATATTGAAGAAACTGGTAGTGATACTTTACAAGCAGGAAACACAGGAACTGTATTTAAAACACAGTCAAACTATTTGATAATGCCAGATCATATTAGATCAGTGAATGGTATCTTTACTTTCCAAGATAAAGGTACTGCTAATATGTTTGATATTAGATATCAGTTGAGATTGAATGATCTGTTCGATTTTACATCAACACAGTTTCATCATTACTATATGATTCAGACACACCTCTCAACAATTAACTTCTTGTTAGAAGGAATGAAACCAACTAGGTTCAATGCTTCTGATGGTAAGTTGTTTATTGATATGGATACTTTAACTGATGTGAGAGAAGGTGAGTATGTTGTTATGGAATGTATCAGTGCGATAGACCCTGCGAACTATACTAAGATATACAATGTTTTGTGGGTTAAAGATTATGCTACATCTATGATTAAAAAATACTGGGGTCAAAATTTGACCAAGTTCCAAAATGTTCAGTTACCTGGTGGAGTTACTCTTAATGGTGAGAAGATTTATGGTGATGCAGTAGAGGAACTAGAAAGGTTAGAAGAACAGTTAAGAACTACATATGAAACACCACCTATGGATATGATAGGATAATGCCTACTAATTCTTACTTCACACACGGAACCAGTGGTGAACAAAATCTAGTTGAAGAACTGGTCATAGAACAGATTAAAATGTTTGGTCAGGATGTTTATTATATCCCTAGAGTTATAGTAGATGAAGATCCTGCCTTTGGTGAGGATTCATTATCTAAATTTGATGATGCTTATTTAATAGAAGCATATCTTGAGAATGTAGAAGGATTTGGTGGAGATGGAGATTTATTTTCTAAGTTTGGTGTAAGGATATCTGATAAAGTTACATTTATAATATCAAGAACAAGATTTACATCTCTTGTTGATGATAATACTACATTGATACAAGAGGGTAGACCAAATGAAGGAGATTTGATTTACTTCCCTCTAGCACAAAAATTATTTCAAATACAATTTGTTCAATACGAACAACCATTCTTCCAGTTAGGTAAGATCCATACTTGGGGTCTAGAGTGTGAACTCTACGAGTACAGCGACGAAGACTTCGATACAGGTGTAGATGCTATTGATCAAGTAGAGAGAAACTTTGCTACAACAATTACTCTCAACTTTGCTACAGGTGGTACAGGAACTTATACAGTTGGAGAAACAATCGCTGGTGGTACATCTAACGTAACTGCTGAAGTTAAGTCTTGGGATGCTACTACAAGACAACTACAAATTTACAATAGATCAGGTATCTTTACAATCCCAGAAACCGTTACTGGACAGACATCTGGGGCAGCACATACCACAGCGAGCTATAATACCCTAAATAATACTAACTCAGAGTTTGATGAAAACTCATTCTTTGAGACACAAGGTGATAGTATATTGGACTTCTCACAAGGAAATCCATTTGGAGAGATTGGAGGCTCTAGTTAATGTTAGGAACATATACATATAACGAAATATTTCGTAAGACGGTTATTGGTTTCGGTACTTTGTTTAACAATATCGAAATTAGACGTGTGAGTGGATCTAAGACAGAGGTTATGAAAGTACCTTTGGCATATGGTCCTAAAGATAAATTCCTAGCACGTTTAGCACAAGCTGGAACTACTGCTGACAGATCAACTCAAATCAGTTTACCCAGATTATCTTTTGAGATATCTGGATTTTCATATGATTCTACTAGAAAGGTATCACCAACTCAGGTGATAAGACACGTTGATAATAATGATGGTGGTAAGACTAAAAAGTCTTTTATGCCAGTTCCATATAATGTGGATTTTGAACTTGCTATTCTTTCTAAGAATCAAGATGATGGATTACAAATCTTAGAACAAATTCTTCCAGTATTTCAACCAATGTTTAA